GGCGATTCCACGCTGAGCTGGACCGACGAGACGGACGTCGCCAACTTCCGCACCCACAAGGACATCACGCTGGGCAAGTCCAGCGGGCTCAAGAAGCTGGGCCGTAACGGCAAGGCCCCGGACGCGACGATCGACGATGAGGCCGAAGAGTACTCGGTCGCCAGCTACGGCGAGAAGTTCATCTTCGGCGAGGATGACATGATCGACGACAACTTCGGCGTCCTGTTCGACATGCCTAAAGAGATGGCCGAGGAGGCCGCGCAGCTCCGGCCGGACCTGGTCTACTCGCTGCTCCTCGCCAACGGCAACATGGCCGACGGCACCGCCCTGTTCCACGCCGACCACGCCAACCTCGGCACCGGCGGCGGGTCGGCCCTCGGCGCGGCCGGCCTGCAGGCGGGCATCACTGCGATGGCCAAGCAGAAGCGAGGCACCCGCAACCTCAACATCCGCCCCAAAGCGCTGATCGTCCCCCAAGACCTCTGGTTCACGGCGAAGCAGTTGATCAGCTCCGCCGAGATCCGCGAGACCGCCGCCGCCAATGGCACGGCCAACGTGATCGCGATGGAGAACCTCACGGTCGTTTCCGAGAACCGCCTGGGCGCGGGCGGTGTGACCAGCCCCGACACCGGGGTCACCCACACCGGCACCGCGACCAACTGGTTCCTGGCCGGCCCCCGCCGCACGGTCCGGGTCGCGTTCCTCAAGGGACGCAACCGCCGCCCGATGGTGCGGTCGTTCGTCCTCAGCCAGGGCGAGTGGGGTATCGGCTGGGACATCAAGCACGTGATCGGTGCCTACCCCCGCGACTACCGGGCGCTCTACAAGAGCGACGGTGCCTAAAGCTGATCTCCTCCTTCGCGCGGTGCCGGCTCACCCCGGCCCCGCGTTTTCACCCGGACCCGTTCCCCCTTCAACCTGGAGACAGCGATGCCGCCCAAAGCCAAGGCTAAATCCCCCGCCCCTGAAACCGACGCGCCCGACGCAGGCGAGAAGCCGCCCGTCGACCCGCCAGCCGACGCAGCACCGCCCCCGGCCGACCCCCCCGCCCCTGAAACCGACGCGGACGTCGCGGGCGAGCACGTCGTGATTCTGCGGCAGAACGCCGCCCTGGGCAACGGCGACCGCAAGAAGGGCGATGTCCTCTGCGCAATCACGCGTGGCGAGGACGGCCACCTGGACTTCGAAAACGCCGAGCCCGCCAAGGGGGTCGCGGCGATCGAGCTCCGCACCGCCTTCAACAACCTGCAGCTGCTCGACGTGGTCCCGCTCGCGCGGGAAGACGCCGAGTAACCCAGCCCCCGGCCGCGTGGCCGACGCGCTGACACCGAACACACCCTCTCACGAAAGCGAGAACCCTCATGGCAACCCCCGAAGCCACCGTCCTGGGCGGCGACGTCCGCACCATCCCCCACACCCTCGCCGCCGACGCCGCCAGCGGCGAGGTCATCCTGCTCCCCGATGACCGCGCGGGCATTGTCACGGGGCTCGACACCGCCGCCCTGACCTCGGGCAAGACCACCCAGGTCATCGTCGGCGGCCCCGTCCGCATCAAGAAGGCCAACGGCGTCAACCTCAGCTCGACCAAAGAGATCTTCTGGGATGTGAGCGCCGACACCGCGATCGCTGGGGCGGGAGCCACGGGCGACTTCGCCGTCGGCACCCGCATCGGCGGTGGTGCGAGCGGTGACCTGTACGTCGATGTCGACCTCAACGCCGACGTCGGCTCCGTGACGTAAGACCTGACCGGATCGCTGTCGCGTGGTGCGGTCGGCCGGTGGTGTCATCATCCAGGCCGGCCGCCCGCGCGTGGCGCTCTCGCCTCTGGAAGGAGACACGCCCGTGGGCATGTTCCGCGACATGGCGAAGCAGGCGCTGGGCCCGGCCTTGATGGCCGTGCACGGCGAGTCCTGCACCGCACACCTGCCCACGGGCGGCACCGCCATCGTCATGGCCCGGCCGGTCGACGCCAAGCTCGTCGGCAACCCCACGTTCCGCAAGCAGGCACAGACGCACAAGCTGGTCCTGCAGGTCGCGCGTGAAGAACTCCCCGCCGTGGTCAAGCACAAGACGCTCATCACGCTCCCCGGCGAGTGGGTCGAATCGAGCGACACCACCGTGAAGTGGATGGTGGCCGGCGTCATCGAACACACCGCGTCACCCGCCCACTGGTTCCTGGCGATGTCCCTCCGCTAACCCCTCCGACTCGCTCACCCCATGCCCGTTGAAGCCCACGTCCAACTCGATAAGCGCCAGCTCAAGGAGTATGAGCAGGCGCTGTCGACTGTGAAGAACGGGGTGCCGCGGGTCCAGTCCTGGGCGCTCCAACGCACTACTAGCGAATCCCGTAAGCGGATCACACGCGGGCTCTCGGCCGAGATCGCGGTGCCCCAGAAGAAGCTGTACCAGAAGGGCTCGCGCCGTCGGCCGGTGACGGAGAAGGTCACGCGTCGCGGCTCACGTGTAGACAGTGGGCGTGTCTCGATTAGCAAAGGCCGGCTTCCCCTGGGTCGGTTCACGCCGCGCCAGCACTGGAAGACGAAGGCGACGGGGCTGACCCGCGGCGACGGCGGTCGGTTCCAGTCGACCGGGCGGGCCCGTGTCCGGACGCGCGTGAGCTACAAGATCAAGAAGTCGGGGGGGCGGAAGAAGATCCACGACGCGTTCCTGATCGAGATGGCCAGCGGGTACGAAGGCATCTACCGCCGAGAGGGCAAAGGCCGCACGCCGCTCTATGAGCCGCACGGCCCATCCATCCCGCAGGTCGCCGAGAACAATTCGGCCGTCCAGCGTGTCTTCAACAGCGAGGCGGGAGAGATCCTGCTGCAGAAAACGGCCGAGCGCACCCAGTACCTCCTGGAGCGTGTGTGATGGCCGAGAAGCTCACCATAAAACGCCGGGTCGAGCTGCAGCTCATCGCCGCGCTAGGGGCCCTGCTGCCGACGTGGATGGACGAGGAGGTCGCCGCGGGCCGCGCGACGGCCGACGACAAGACCCGGGCCGGCGTCAAGGAACTCGACCAGCGCGGCAACGACGACTCGCTGTTCAGCTTGTACCTCGACGGCCAGGACGAAGAACTCGACGAGGGCTCGCAGGGCGACGGCGGCACAATGCTCCGCACCTTCGAGATGATCCTCGCGACCCGCGCGATGTCGGCCAGCACCGGCGACGAGCCCGCCAACGCCGCACACGATCGCTGGATCGGCCGTCTTGAAGAGGCCGTCTCTGCGGACCCGTACGTGGTTGAGGCCGCGACCAGCCAACCCCTTGCGATCGACATCGTCGTGACCGACACGCTGCGCGGCCCGTTCACCGAGGACATGCCCGCCCTCGCCTCGATGATCGTCTTCGAGGTCCACTACGAGACGCTCCGCAAGAACCCGTACCAGGGCCCCGCCAACACCGAACGCACCGCCCCTGCCAGCTAATCCGGCCCCCGGCCGACGGAGAACCCCATGCCTACCAACCCCCCGCTCAACTCCCGGATGGCCCTGCTTGGCGCACTGGTCGAGACGACCTCCGGCACGGCCAACGTGCCGACCGCCGCGCTGGCCAACTCGCAGCTCTTCGACATCACCGCCGAGCCGGACGGGCTCTATGACGGCGGGGAGGTCCGGCCGGACGGCAACCACGGCGGCGCGGCGAAGCGCAACAAGACCGTGCAGAAGGGCAAGGTGTCTTTCAAGATGCGGCTGCGCCACGGCGACGGGCTGTACACCCTGCTCCAGGGCTGCGGCTTCGTGATCAGCGGCAGCGGCAGCGAGATCGCAAAGCCGTCCTGGGTGGACATGTCCGCCCGCAAGACACTGACGATCCGCGTCTGGCAAGGCGGGGCGTACAAGCAGATCCACGGCGCGAACGGAACCTGCAAGATCAGCCCCGAGGGGCCGGGCCAGTCGGTCATGGCCGAGTTCGAGTTCATGGGGATCTGGGACGCGCCCGGCGACCAGGCGATGCCCAGCGACCCTACGCTCACGACCACGGCGTTCCGCGCAGCCGGGATGACGGTCAGCGTCGGCGGCGGGAGCATCCCGCAGATCGACGGCTGGGAACTGGACATGGGCCAGGAGGTGGCCCCGCGACAGGACATCACCACGGCGTCGGCGCTGCACCGCTTCCAGGTGGAGGACGGCTCGCCCAAACTCACGATCGCGCCCGAGATGCGGCTGGTCGCGCACTACGACCACTTCGGCAAACTGCTGGCCGGCACGCAGGAAGCGATCTCGTTCGTGCTCACCGACGGCACGAACACGCTGACGATCGCGGCCGCGGCCGCGCAGCGGATCTCCGGCGGCGACGCCGCGCGGGAGAAGAAGCGCACCGTGCCCACCGAGTTCGAGCTGCAGAAGGACAGCAGCGGCGACGACCTGACGCTGACCCTGTCGACCTAGCCCCCGGAAGCTGACGCCCGGCCGACACGGCCGATCTCGCAACCCACCAACCCCGGAGCCCGCCATGGACCCCAAGTTTGAAGACATCCGCGCCGCCCTCTGCATGAGCCGCGGCGGCTACGAGCGCACCGCCAAGGCCGGCATCCTCGAGGCGTGGCGGGCCCTCACCGACGACCAGCGGCGCGGCTACCTCGCCCGCCTCAACAAGATGCCGAAGGCGGACCGGGCGGCCTACCTCAAGGACCTGCCCGCCCTGCCCGCAGACCCCGAGATCGCCAAGCCCGTTCCGGCCGGCGACGAGTTCGCACCCCCACCCAAGGCCGATGATGACACCACCGACCCCGACGCCACCCCTCGAAGCGAAAGCACCCGTCCGCCCAAGCCCGATCCGGCTGACGGCTGACGGGCATATCGAGATCGTCCTCCCCCGCTTCCTGGACCTGCCGGCTAAACAGCAGCCGGTGTTTGTGTTCCCGACGCTACGCCGCCGCCAGCAGCGCGTGCTCAACGAGCTGCAGGCCCGCGTTACGGGCATGGGCCAGGACACCACCGACGCCGACGCCAACGCCCTGTTCGACGACATCGAGTCGGCGCTCGGCGATCTGCTGCTCATGTGGGACAACCAGACGGATGAGGACGGCGAGCCGGTCGATTTCGATGTGGCCGACCTCGACCGCCTCCTCGACGACGCCGACCTGATGATGCTGTTCGAGTCGCTCTACCAGGCCCGCCTGCTGACGCTCGACCAAAAAAAAGCATCCGCGCTGCCGCCCGCATCGAGTTCGGGGCCTTCGACCGCCTCCCTGGCGGAGAGCTTGCCCACGGAACCGAGAGCAACCCCCACCGGATCAGGTGTCCCGGATGCAACGGCCGGTACACCGGGTGGCAGCGCTGGCTTGACGGGCTCGGTTGGATCCCCGAGCCCACATGGGACCGCGTCGCCGACGACCCCGGGGCCGCTGCAGCTCGACGCGATGGAGTCCGAGTGCGGCTGCTCGCCTGCGGAAGCTGCGGGGGAGACGGCCACCTCGACATCCTCGGCGATCCCTCCGCCTTGATCACCGAGGACGTCGCGGAGCTGCTCACGCTGTGCGCGATGATCGAGCGTGGGCTGCCGGCGTTGCCCGAATCGGGAGGCTGGTTCGACCAGTCGGCGCAGTTCTGTGAGGCGTTTGAGTTTGTGTCGGCCGAGCGATCGGCCGTGCGGGAAGAGCTGGGCCTGGTGAAGTTCGGCGACGGCTACGTGAAGACAGACGATGGCTAAGAGCAAGCGGCTAGACCTGATCCTCGGCGCCAAGGACCGCGCCTCGCGCCCGGTGGGCGGGGTCGGTCGTGCGCTGGGCGGGCTCAAGACCAAGGTCCTCGCGCTGGGCGCGGCGATCGGGGCCGGGCTGAGTGTCGGCGCGGTGGTGTCGTTCGCCAAGGGGTCGGTCGCCGCGTTCATGGAGCAGGAGCAGGCCGTCCAGAACCTCCGGACCGCGATGGAGCTGGCCGGCGACGAGGGGGCCTCCACGCTGCAGGACATGCGGGAGTTCGCCTCGGGGCTCCAGGAGATCACCACCCAGGGCGACGAGGCGACGCTACAGCTCGCGGCCTACGTCTCGCAGCTCAGCGGGCTGGCCGGGCAAGAGCTCCAGTCGGCGACGGCCGCGACGCTGGGCCTGTCCCGCGCGACCGGGCAGGGTGCGGAGATGATGGGCCGGGCGTACCTCAACGCCCTCGAGGGCAACTTCACGTCGCTGCAGCGATACGTGCCCGCGCTGCGTTCGGCGACGACCGAGGCGGAGAAGATGGCGATCGTGCAGGACCTCGCCTCGCGCGGCCTCACGATGATGACCTCGGACTCGGGCACCACGCGCGGCGCGGTGCAGCAGATGAAGAACACCTGGGGCGACTTCCGCGAGATGATCGGCTCCAAGCTCGCGCCGATCATCGTCTCGCTGTCCGGCCGGTTCAAGGGGCTTGTCGAGCAGGTCGGGCCCCGGGTCTCGCAGTTCGTGGGCAACCTCATCGAGCGGGTCGTCACGCTGGTCGGCGTCGTCGGGCCACGGGTCGCGTCGCTGTTCACCACGGTCTTCGGCTTCGTCCGCAAGCTGGTCGGCTTCTACATGCCTGTCATGCTGGCCCGCTTCGGCGTGGTGAAGCAGCTGGTCCTCACGATCGTCGACATCGTCAAGACGGCCGGCACGGCGATCATGGGCGTCATCCGCTCGATCTTCCCGTCGATGGGCAGGGCCGGCGAGATGGCGGTCGGGCTGCGGGACCTCGTCACCAAGTCGCTGATCACCGTCGAGTTCGGGCTCAAGAACTGGAAGCAGGTGGTGGAGCTGGTGTTCCTGGGGGCGAGCTTGAGCGTCGTGAAGTTCGCCAACCAGGTGCACCACTTCTTCGGCAGCGTGATCCCCGATGTCTTGGAATGGCTGGGCAACAACTGGGGCAAGATCCTGACCGATATGATGAACTTCTCGAAAACGATCTTCGAGAACATGGCCAAGAACGCGGTGTCAGTGTTGAAGAACTTGCCCGGGCTGATCACCGGCGAGGTCAAGTTCGAGGACCTTTGGGCTCCGCTCACCGAGGGATTCGAGGCCAAGTTGTCCGATGTGCCTCGGATCGCCCAGCGTCGAGAGGGCGACCTCGAACGGGTGCTGCGCCAGGTCGCCGTCAGGCGCCTCGTACTTCTCGAGGTAGAGGCGCACGGTCGCTCCGTCGACGCCCGTGCCCGAGAGGCGGAAGACAATGCGCGAGCCATCGGTCATCACGAGCCGGATGCCCTGCTGGCGGGAGACAGAGCCGTCGACGGGGTCGGTGTACGCAAACTCGTCGAGCATGCGCAGCGTGAAGCCGCCCTCGAGCTCGGTGCCGCTCGCACCCGCCTGCGCCGCCATCGCCTCCATCATCTTGGTCGCTGCGCCCTTGTCGACGCCCTCGTAGTCGTAGCGCGCGTAGTAGTTCCGCCCGTACGTCGCCCAGTGCGCCTTCACAATGTCGGACACGGAGACGAGCGGCGCGTCGGGCGCCTCGTTCTTCGCGGCGAGAATCGAGAGCCACGCGAGCACCGCCCACATCCCGTCCTTCTCGCGCACGTGGTTCGAGCCCGTGCCGAACGATTCTTCGCCGCAGAGGAAGGGCGTGTAGACGGGCTTGTCCGCAAAGGCGCCCGAGCCGCTGTCCATCAGGTTGCCGAAGAACTTCCAGCCGGTGGGCACCTCGAAGCAGCTCATGCCCTTCGCCGCCGCCACCCGGTCGAGCGCGCACGAGGTTGGCATCGAGCGGGCGCATGCCTTGAGGCCTGCGCACCGATGCGGCGGGAATGCGGCAG